GGATACAAGATCAAGGAAGAGGCTCATGTGGACACGCGCGCCATGATCGCGACACGTGCGACCATACGCATCGAAAAGGACGGTGACTGATATGGATATGACCGAACTGTACGAGAATATGATCGGCACTGTCGGACACATCGGCGAGAACTGGGGAATCAAACTGGCGGGCGCGACCGTCGTCGGCGCGGCCTGCTCGATGCACGGTCAGCTTTTGCTGGCGTTCGTCACCTTGATTATCGTCGACCTGGTCACGAAATGGATCGCGCTCTCACATGATTATTTGACGAAGCGGAAGCGGAGAAAGAACCCGACGCTGTGGCAATGTGTCGTTAATATTCCCGCCGCCCGTTCAGCCGGATACATCAAATCAGAAGCGATGAAGCATCGGTTCCTCGGAAAGATCATCGTGTATATTCTGGTGATCTTCGCCGGGGCGACCGTCGACAATATCATGCTGACGATGGACAAGCCGCAATGGGCCGTTGTTTTGCTGGCAGGCTATCTTTCCATCACGGAGCTGATCAGCATCGTCGAGAATCTGCAAGACGCAGGTGTCGAAGAAGCGGAGCAGCTCCATAATATTTTGGAGAAAAAGAGAGACGCTATAAAATGACTTCGCAGGAAGCCCGTGGGCGGCCGAAAATATACCCACACGATAAATCTATCGCGGGAAAAATTAAAAGCCGCCCGTCGTGCTTCTCTACGGGCAGCGCTTGAAAGGAGCGGTATTATATGGCAAAAGTATTTTTGAATCCCGGACACGACCAGCTCGATCTTAAAGGGACGCCGGACTACGATCCGGGGGCGTGCAACGAATACCTCGAACTGGCAGAAAACGAAATCGCTTTCTCTATCGGCGAGCTCGTGAAAAAATATCTGATCGACGCCGGATGTGAAGTGGAGCTCCTGCAAAATGAAAGCCTTTCGTATATATGCGCAATGGCGAACCGGAGCGCAGCGGATCTGTTCGTCTCGATCCATTGCAACGCGTTCAATGAAATCGCGCACGGAACGGAGACGCTCGTATATCCAGATGACGAGCCCGGTCATCAGCTGGCCGAGTGCATCCATAATCAGATCCTCAATACGTTCGATCTCACTGATCGAGGCGTCAAGGACCGCGACGATCTCGCCGTACTGAATGGGACTGAAATGCCCGCAGTGCTCGTCGAGACTGCTTTCATCGACAACACGAGCGACGCTTTGATCTTACGGGACGAACAAGACGAAATGGCGAGAGCGATCGCCCGCGGCGTCACCGATTATCTGTCGGGGTGCTGATATGCGTATCAAAAGCAATACAACGCTTTCCGACAACGAGCTTCGACGAATCATGGCGATCCTGACTGTATCGGAGCATCCGCTGGAAGCGTTACAAGAAGCATTCCCAAGCATTAAGATCAACATGACGGATAACGTGATCTGGTTCGGCAATCCGCCCTGGGATCTGACACAAGAAATCGAAGTATAAGGAGGGCGCATAATGTGGACGATAAAAAGACTATGTACTATGTTTCTATTGGTATTGGCCTTGTTGTTGTGTTCGGGATTTGCTGGTTCCTGTTACGCGAGCCCGACGTACACGATCAGCGAGACGCAGCTCGAAGCGTTACAGAATCACTTGAACGCGCTGGAGCAGAACAACAGCGAGCTGCTGAATCTGCTGAACGCATCCGAGATGGACTTGACCACAGCGTCGTTGTCATTGAGCGAATCGAAGAAAGAACTGGAAACGCTGCGGGCGCAGTTGACCGCGCTGCAAGCGGAAACGAAGCAGCTCGACGCATCGTTGAAGACAGCGAACGAAGAGTTGCAACGTGCCAGGGAATCCTTCAAGAAATCCGAGCAGGAGCACGATAGGATCGAGGGGCGGCTGCGCACTCAAAGGAATATCTGGGAAGCGCTCTTCGCCGTTGCCGTCGGTGTTGCTGTGGCGCGCTGACTATGCTATAATCAACAGCAGCGCCCTCGTTATCCCGCTTTCCTTTTCGGGCGGGCGAAAGCAAGGTCAACGAATAGTGTAATATTATCGGTGCGGGACCAATCGCACCAGTCAAGATACACTTTGAATCGGACGGTCACGGCCTCCGGGCCGACACGCACACTGTCGACAAAGTGTTCCAAGAGAGTACGGTAATCTGCCGTACTCTCATTTTTTATTTTGGCGGCGTATGTCGTGTCGATGTACTCCTTGATCTGCTCCGGCGTCACTTCCGGCAGCGCGCCCCGCAGCCGGATCTCGTCGAGGCTTTTCTCCGCACCGCGGAAAAGCTCTTTCGCCTTCTTCAATTCCGCTTCGTCGAGATCGTCCCAGTCGTCGCGCTCTCGCATTTTCTTATAGAGCCGGTCAAGCTCCGCCCGTGCCTTGTCCCTTTCCTTCTGCATGAAGGCGGCGCTTGCCGTATGATCCTTCTGCAGCTTCTCGTATTCGTCGATGGCCCTCTCGGTCAAAAGCTCCAGGACGCCGTCGTCGTAGAGCATACCTTTCGTCTTTTCGAGAACGAGCGCTTCGAGGTCGTCAGCGTTCACGGAGCGGTTATGGCAGGCGGACTTGCCGCCCTTGACCGCCGTCCCGCATCGGTAATATCTCCGATAGTTCCCTTTGCGGTCTCCGTTCGCCATGCCGGACATCGCCGCCCCGCACTCGTCACAGAACACATAACCGGACAGCAAGTACGTCCGACGCGCCGAGAACGCACCGGCGCGTCTTTTGTTTTCCTGCATCTTCGTTTGTACCATTTCAAAAACCTCTCTTTCGACGATGGCCGGGCAGGCGTTCTCGACAATGATCGTGTTCTCGTCGTCCGGCGCGTGACTGTTCCGGTGTCCGTTCTTTCCCTTGTAGTTCGTGCATCCGACGCTCATGCCGATATAGCGCCGGTTGTGGAAGAGATCGTGCAGCGAATTCTTTCCGAAGGTCCGCCCGCGTTTCGTTCGGTATCCGCTGGCGTTCAGCCAGTCTATGATCTCCCCGTAGGAATGGCCGCCCGCGTACATGGAGAACATTTGCCGGACGGCTGCAGCTTCCTGCTCGTTGATGACATACTTCTTTGTCGCCGGATCCACATCATACCCATACAAAGGGATCCCGCCGAGAGTTTTCCCCGCCAGGATATTCTCGCGGAATCCTTTCTTTATTTCTTTTGAAAGGTTCAGCACGTACCATTCCGAGACGCCGATCATGACGGCCTGCATCATGGCGCCCTCCGGCGTGTCGGTGATCTCCTGCCCGGCGTATTCTATCCGGACGCCCGCCGTTTTCAGGCGGTGGATATTTTTATAGAAGTCGTAGGCGTTACGTCCGAAGCGGTCGATCTTGTGCGCGACGAGGACCTCAAACATTCCGGCGTCGGCGTCGGCAAGCATCCGCTGAAATTGCGGGCGGTTGTCGTTCGTGCCGGAATACGCTTCGTCCGCGTATTCCTTTATTATGTTGTACCCTTTGCGCTGGCAGTATTCCCGGCACGCCCGGAGCTGGGCGACGATGCTCTCCTCCCGTTGGTTGTCGGAACTGTACCGCGCATATAAAGCAGCAATCATACGCGGCCCCCTTATCTTATGTTTATATCTAACTTATAAAAGGATTTCAGGAGCTTCAAGTAGTCTCTTTCCTTTCCTACTTTTATATCAGAGTTGGTTATTCCCTGTTCCAATTCTTTCTCGCGTTCCGCATTGAACCGGCGGATTTTTTCAATGGCTTCCTGTTTTCGCTGCTCGTGGCTTTTACCCTGTGCCGGCGCTTCACTGGAATCCGATAAAGAATCCACGTTGTCTTTTAAGGAATCTATTTCCTGCTCTAATGCTGCATTCTTTTTCTGCAGATCATAGACTTCATCTTCTAAGGAAGAAACGGTCCATTCAATATCATGTATTGTTTTGTATTGCTTAAAACATACGAAAGCCAAAACAAGCAGGAAGATGGACAAAACAATATTTATTATCTTTTGGTTCATCGCTTATTCCTCCCTCATTTTATCTTCTTACCCTTGCGGATCTTCCAAAGGAAGAGGCTCGCTGCCCCTCTTTTTCCTTTTCCAGTTCCTCGTCGATACGCCGCAGCAAGGCCGCCCGCTCTCCGGTCTCGTCCACCGGGATCGTGACTTCGATCGTCGTGTCCTTCTTATAAAAGAAGTCGAGCTGCACGTCAATCGCTTCCTGGTGTTCCTTTGAAAGCGCGCGATATTTTTCAAGGTGTTCTTGCTCGGCGCCGGATAAAGCCCTTTCCGGTTTTGTGGTCGAAGGGAAAAGATCGTTGATGCTGATATGCAGCGCATGGGCAATCTTAAAAAGCATATCGTTCCCCGGATCATTTATGTTGTGCTCGTATCCAGAGATAGTATTATCTTTCACTCCCACAAGACGGCCCAGTTCTTTTTGCGTCAGCCCTCGCTCTTTCCTGCATTCTCTTATCCTCCTGGCAATATACTCGGAAACATCCATTTTAATGCACCCCCCTTTTGACTACATGATATAGGAAAATAAATTCGCAAGCAAGAAAAAAGTTTCGTCTTTTACGAAATTTTTTGTTGACACGGAAATAAACTTCGTGTATCATGAAGTTCGGAAAGGGAGGTGAGAAAATGCAGTACAAACTGGAAGCGCTTCGACGTAGCCTAAAGGAATCTCAGGAAGACATGGCGAAACTCATAAACGTTGACGTGCGCACCTATCAGAACAAAGAGAAGGGGGTAACGCAGTTCAAGGGCGATGAAATGTTTGTGATTGCCCAACACTTCAATATGAAGATCGACGAAATTTTTTTGCCTCCAGACTTCATGAAACATGAAGTTTTGAACGAGACACCGGCTTAAAAAAAGGGGAGGTCGATCGGATGACACGCAGGAAAGATCCGAGATTTCAAAACGTCCGCATCGAATACACGCCGGACGCCGTACCAATCACGAAAGCGCTGGCGTGTATCGCGCGGGACATCGCGAGGAAGATGTATGAGGAAAGGCACGGAAAGAAGGAGGCGAAGGCGTGAAGAACACTTTGGGTGATCTCAACAATCACCTGTTCGCGCAGATCGAAAGATTGAGCGACGAGGATCTCCAGGGCGAGGCGCTGGACAAAGAGATCCAGCGGGCGGAGGCCGTGACGAAAGTGTCCGGCCAGATCATTGCGAACGGCGCGCTGCTCCTGAAAGCTCGAACGTATTACGACGAGTGGAAGCCAGGCTCGAAGATCCCGAACCTCTTGACGGAAGGGAATGAAGCCGCGCCGAAGGAGACGAAATGAGCGGCGGTTCGCCGAGGCTCTTGACAGACGAGCAACACGAATACTTCGTGAAGCACAACACCGGGACGCCTCAAAAGAAAATGGCGGAGCTGATGAACCGGAAGTTCGGACTGAAGCTTACGGTGAAGCAGATCAACACCTACAGGAAAAATCATCACCTATCCAGCGGACTGACCGGACGATTCGAGCCGGGGCATAGTTCCTGGAACAAAGGAAAGCACTTCGTCGCCGGAGGCCGATGCGCGGAGACGCAGTTCAAGAAAGGGCAGGTCCCGCACAACTATATGCCGGTCGGCTCGGAGCGGATCAACACGGAAGGGTATGTTGATATTAAAGTTGCGGATCCGAACAAGTGGAAACCGAAACACATCCTTCTATGGGAAGCGCTGCACGGGCCGAGGCCGAAGGGATACAAAGTTATTTTCGCCGACGGCAACAAGCTGAACGTCGTAGCAGAAAATCTGCTGCTGGTATCGGATAACGAGCTGTGCCGGATGAATCAAAACGGATGGATACAGAACGATCCGGAGCTGACGAAGACGGGCCTCGCAATCGCGAAACTTTCAATCGCAGCGAAAGCCCGGAAGCGGAAAAAGAAATAGGAGGCGAAGCATGAAGTTAGCGAATCTGTTCCTGCGTTTCTTATGCTTGACCGGTCTGGCGTTCGCGCTCGGCGT